CTCAGATGGTAGAAGCTGGCTCAGATCAGTTTGAGATTATGCAAGTGAGTGGTCATAGTAGCCCTAACTCTGTTACACCTTACTTAGTAAACACATTAACAGGTGCTACCAATGCATTAGCAAAGAGATGGAGTAATACGGATGAGTAAAGTAAGCGACTACCTAGACACTCTCAATCTACATGATGGCTTATCATTCAGAGGCATGTGTCCTGTATGTCGTGCTCGTAATGACTTTAGTGCAACCAACAAGAGTGGTGTAATAGTGTATTACTGCTACAAGCTATCATGTAACATCAAAGGAGCATACAGCAATGGATTAACAGCATCAGAAATACAAGTTAAGTTTAACAATCAGAGACTATTTATTGATGGTAATAAAAAGAAGGAAGTAGAACGAATGGTATTACCTGAGTATGTTGTGTCACCTTTACCAGAACACAAGCTATTAAATAGGTTTATAAACAAATGGAGCCTACAAAGTGAAGACTTGATGTATGATGTAAAGGATAGACGGGCAGTGTTTCTCCTTAATAGTAACGGTAAGCTAGTTGATGCTGTAGGCAGAGCACTAGATGGCTGTAAGCCTAAGTGGTATAGATACTCTGGGCTAGGTTATTGCTACACAAAGTGTATAGGTATACCCAATGGTACTATACTTGTAGTCGAAGATGTAGTCAGTGCTATCACTGCGGCTAAGGTGTGTCCTGGACTAACGTCTATGGCGTTACTAGGTACGGCTCTTACGGATAGGCATAAGGGGAAAATAGGAGAGTTTAATAGGGTTATCGTAGCGCTTGACCCTGATGCAGTACCCAAAACATTGTCCTTCACACGAGAGATTGTGTCTTGGACAGGTCTACCCACAAGTGCATTACGACTTGACGATGACATAAAAGAGGAGTTACCATCTGATATAGAGAAACTTAAGGAGTTTGTAAGGTGAGTTATGAAGTAAGAACAAGAGCACAAGTACAAGCACAGCACACCTATATGCTTTTCATGCTGTGGTGTAAGCGTACAGCTTGGGTTACTATAGCTACATTACTACTACTAGTGAGTTGTAACTTTGGAGTAGATGAAGATATGTATCCTAATTATAACGGCGAACAATATATGCCCATGAACTTAAAGGTAGATAAATGATTAGATCAATAATAACAGCAGCCGCACTAATGCTATCAAGCGTAGCATCTCAGGCTGGTCAGATACAAACTAAACCTGTGCTGTGTGGCACACCAGAGGAGGCATTCAATACAATTAACTCTATGGGTCAAACTAAGATATATGAGGCTTTGCAAGTCACAACAGTGAAAGCACCAGAAGGCTATGCACCTAACCCTGTGCTCCTGCCTTTTATGATATACATGAACCTAGACGCTAAGACGTACACAATAATAGAGTACCACCCTGCGTACAATCAGTACTGCTTGATAAGCTTTGGCAGAGAAGGGAACTTCGTAAATGAATAGTAACTATTACTTAGAAGAACTGACAAAGAAGGTTGAAGACTTAGAGCGTAGGCTTGCCCTACTTGAAAAGATACTACTAGCAGGTGATAAATGATTAAAGTAAGATACATAGAACACATGGGCAGTGACTTATCTGTAGTCAACGCAGCACGTACCTCATTTGGTAAGCAAAGTGCTGGGCTAGGTCACACAGGGCCACAACACGGTTTTATGACTCCTGTACTACACGACAAAGATGTTAAACTTATCAAGTACCTAGCCAAGCACAAGCATATGTCACCCTTTGGTCACTGCTTTGCTTCGTTTCACATCAAGGCTCCCATCTTTGTAGCTAGGCAGCTTGTGAAGCATAAGTTTCTACGCTGGAATGAGATTAGTCGTAGGTATGTAGATAATGAGCCAGAGTTCTATTTACCTGAAGAGTGGCGTGGACGTAGTGAGAATAAAAAGCAAGGCAGCGCAGGTAGCGTAGATGTATGGTCAGACTTCAGAGAGATAGGTGAAGCCTTGACTTTGTATAAAGAACTACTAAGTCAGGGTGTATGTCCTGAACAAGCACGTATGGTACTCCCACAGTCAACTATGACAGAGTGGTGGTGGTCAGGCTCTTTGGATGCCTTCTCTGATATGTGTAACCTACGATGCAAAGATGACACACAATACGAAACAAGAGTAGTTGCAGCCCACATAGATAAAATAATGCTTGACATCTTTCCTGTTTCGTGGGAGGCACTAGATGGGAGAAGGTAGATTAGAGGTAAAAGTTATGAGCATGGTTGGTGAGATAGAAAACCTGGAATATGAATTAAAGATAGCTAAGGAGAGAATAGAGAAGCTAGAAGTATTCAACAAGATATTACTCAAGAACTGCTTACAGAATATTAGAGAGTTTGATGAGAAAGAAAAGCAGAGAGCCATAGAAAGAGCAAAGGCTAACAATACTTATAAGAGAAAGGAAGACAGCAGATGAGTAAGAAGCTACGTCAGCTAAAGGATCACATGTCTGATCTTGAAGCCAAGCGTCTAGTTATTCTAGGCACTACTAAACACCTCACCCCTAAGCGTAGGGAGATTGAAGTAGAGATAGCATATATCCAACGTGATATAGCACAGTTAAGAAAGGCGTTCATACAATGATGGAGTTCGCATTAATCAAGACACTCTTAAATAAAGAGTTCTATGAAAATAACAAAGGAGTACGCTGCCCAGACAAACTATTCACCAAGGATATACGCCTTGTAAAAAAGACTATAGATTATGCTATGGAGACATACGAAAAAGACATAAGCATAGCTGAGCTAGAGGCATTGTTCTTTACCAGCAATACATTAACTACAGCCAACAAGGATGCATACAAAGAAATCTTCCGTAGGATTAACAAAGAAGACCCTATGTCGCAGGGCATAGCTAATGAAGTTATGTCTAAGATGTTTCAGCAGGTAGTAGGTGAGGAGGTAGCTAACATTGGCTTTGATTATGTTAATGGTGGTGATCACAGCCTAGAGCCACTACGTAACTTGATACAGAACTACCAAGATGACTTCATGCCTAACCTTAAGGTTGATTGGGATGATATGTCTATTGATGCACTACTAAAGGCTAACGCTATTGAGTGTCAGTGGAAGTGGAACATACCTAGTTTAGCTAAGAAAGTAGAAGGTATAAGTGCAGGGCATTTAGTTATTGTAGGTGCTAGACCTAACACAGGTAAGACAAGCTTTCATGCGTCCACTATAGCTTCTCCAAACGGCTTTGCTGCACAAGGAGCTAGGTGTATGGTGTTATGCAATGAAGAGCCTTCACATCGTGTAGGAGCACGTTACCTAAGTGCAGCCACCTCTATGTCAATGGAAGAGGTTAAGGGCAACTACGCACTCGCTGCAGCCCGTTACAAGCCTGTTACTGAGAACATCTTTGTAAAGGATAGCACAGGAAAAGATATGGCATGGGTAGAGGCTATAGTTAAGGCTTACTCTCCTGATGTAGTTGTACTAGACATGGGTGATAAGTTTGCCTCAAAGGGTGGCTCTGACTCACACGTATACCTCAAGGATGCAGCTATTCATGCACGTAATATTGCCAAGCAGCACAACTGCGCTATGATATGGATGTCCCAGCTATCAGCAGATGCAGAAGGTAAGGTCTACGTAGATCAGTCTATGATGGAAGGCAGTAAGACAGGCAAGGCAAGTGAAGCTGACTTGATGATACTTATCTCTCGTAATAAGCTAGTAGAGGGTGCAGATGAGCAAGACGATCAACGGCACTTAAACATAGCTAAGAATAAACTAAAGGGTGGATGGCATGGGGTTGTCCACTGTGAACTAGATGGTGATCGTAGTCAGTATACTGCGTAAGGAGATGAGATGAGACTAGTATTAGACGTTGAAAACACAACTACCAAACGTAATGGTAGAGTACACATGGACCCCTTTGAGGCTGGCAATACGCTTACTCAAGTGGGTACACAAAATATAGATAACGTCGAAGAGACACATCTCTTTACACTAGACCACGTAGAAAAGAAAGATAGCTCTGGCTTACAAGCCAAGCAGATACAGTTGATCTTAGATGAGACTACACTACTCATCATGCATAACGCACAGCATGACCTTATGTGGTTGTGGGAGTGTGGCTTCACGTATGATGGTGACATATATGACACTATGTTAGCTGAATACATTTTACTGAGAGGAAAAAAAGATGTACTGAGCATGGATGGTTGCGCCCAGCGCCGTGAACTAGACTTCCAGAAAGACGATACTTTAAAGGAGTACTTTAAGAAAGGATACAATACTAATGAGATACCCCTCAAAGAGCTTAGCTTTTATTTGCGCCGTGACCTTGACGTTACTCGTGAGTTGTTCTTCTCTATCGAAGATGACTACGCCAAACCAGAGTCAACCTCTCTACTACGAGTCAGAGAAGTCACATTCAGAACCTGTAAAACCCTCACAAGAATGTACATGTCA